ACTTGGTGTCCACTGGATATTTTACTTGTATTACATGCCCGCAACTTTCGGAATAGCCGCAAGCGATTGCAATGTCGTTCTGCACCATCCCGTATTGGTAGTAACATTTGTCAACGAACTCTTGATTTTTCCAATCGGGTTTTTGGTTTACCAATTTCATGTATCCGGCGTACCCGCCCTTGTCCAAATGGTGTTTGCATCCTGTGCAATACAAACTGTTATCTCTAACAGGCTTGCCGCAAACGACTTTGTTCACCAAAGCCAAGCAACCGCCTTTGTTTTTAATCTTCACTATGGGGTCCCAAAGCGGTTTGTCGTACCAATGCAGTCTTTGACAGTGCAAAGCGCACCAAGGACTCGTATACTTGCCGGATTTGCGTTTCCTAGGCCTTCCGCACACCATGTTTGGAAACTTGGGATGCTCCAACAAGCATATGTCGTCCAAGTTCATTTAGTTGACTTCCCTAGGAGAATACGGATTCCCGTCTTTGAGAGTCTTCACGATTTCGCTTAGCGTGGGATGATTGCCGTTTTCCATAATTGTAATCATCTCGCTAAAGGGTTCCTCGCTCGGCAAATGCTTGGCTATAAGCAACATGGTTGAAACCAGCTTGCCGCAAACCTTGTCGAAGTTTTGGTTGGTTTTCGATAGCTCCTCCTTAAGGGCGTTGATATGCAAACCGTGGTGAGTTAGCAATTTTGCCATTAATTCCCATCTTCCTTCTTCCGGAAGTTCGGTTATCATTTTCAGATTGTTTTCTATCGCCTTTTCGACGTAAGTCTTGGCTTCAGCCTCTTGTTCCTTTGTCAACATTTTAACTGCGTCTCCTGCCAGCCTTCGGGAGGGGTATTCCATGGTGTTTCAGCCATTTTCTAGCCATTCCGGTATCCCGTTTGTAGCTTTCCGCCAATCCTCTAACGGTTTTATACTGTTTTAGGCGCTTCAATATCTCTTGTTTGGGAGGGACGAACATTTCCTTTCCGCGAGCTAAGGATTGGCCCGGAGTAATCAGCTCCATTTCCAGCAGTTCCTTGCGGATAACGTAATAGGTAAGTTCCAAGTCTTTGCCTATTTTGCTTAATGTTTCTCCCGCCTTGAACTTCTTTTTAAGTTCGGCAAGTTTCTTTTTTGGCGTCATTGGTCCAATCTCTTGGAAGTTTTGATATCAAGCCTTTACAACATTATCTCAAGATTATATTGTAAAACAGGGGTAAATTGTCCAAAATAGGATATAAATATGGCAAGAAAACCGGCCAAGAATCAGTCGAAAGCAAGGTCGGGGGTATCCACGAGAGCGAAAACGCGCCCCAACAAGGCTGAAAAGATATCTTTGAGGGATGGAAAGTCTAAAACTTTGAGTTCGGCCGTCAATAAAAAGAAAAGAAAGAAAATTAAGGCTTCCAAAAGGGAGGAAACGGCACCGGACAAATTGAAAGCCAAACAATTGCAGGAAGTGGTTTGGGGTTTGGAAGACCAAAGGAAGATACGGGAGGAATCTTATTATCCAACAGCCGAAGCGCACGAAAAGTGGGCCAATGTCGTTAGCGCCATGGTTAAGAAAATACAGTTTCTCCCGAACAGATTGAAAAGCCAATTCCCCGACCAAGTTAGCTCCGAAATGATTAATTTCGTCAAGAGGGAACTTTTAGGAATAAAACAAGTAGCCGTCAAATCGTTAAAGGAAAACAAGTAATGCCTTTCGCCGACCCTGCCAAAGGAATTGAAGCCATACTGGATGAAGGCTTTAAGAATCTCTATCCCACTGGCAACGCGGCGCAGTGGTGCAGTCAATACCACATGCTCGCTAGCGAACTGTCCTCCAGCGCCGGCACCGTTGTTTTCGACGAATACCAGAAAGCATTGCTGTCGGTAATTGGAGACCAGTCAACGCCCGAAAGGATATCAATCTTGAAGTCCAGCAGGGTTGGCATGACCACGTTGTGCAACGCTATGGCTTGTTTTGGCGTGGCGCACAACAGAAACGTGCTTATTTACCAAGCTACGGGGGAGGATGCTCGGCTGTATTCCAAGGAATCAATAGAAAGCTCCTTGCGGGAAAACTCGGTAACTCGGGAATATCTAAAGGATATTGAGAAGTCGGCTTGGGTTGTTGGAAATTACATTTGCAACGGGTCAATTATCCGCTGCCGTGGCGCGAATAGTCCTTCGTCATATCGCCGAGTTGACAGCAGCTTTGTATGGATGGACGAAATCTCCTCTTACACTAGGCAAAACGTGGGCGCTACCAAAGGCAGGCAAGGGGAAGGGGATATTGCCGAACTTGCATTTCGAGCGGCGAAAACGGACGCCTCCCCCAAGCTGATTTTAATGAGCAGTCCGGTTGCCCAAGAGGAATGCAGCATATTTAGGCACTTCATGCACTCGGGGATGCGCTTCGCTTTCAACGTCATATGTCCCAACCATAGCTGCGGCGCGCCAATACCTTTGCGTTGGTCCAACTTCGACTTCAAGAACAATTCTTATTCCAAAAACGAAAGAGCCGCTAGCGTCCAATATCGTTGTCCTGTTTGTTCCAAGAAATTCCCCCAAACCAAACTGGACGCCGCCATGCGGGATGGTTTCTTCGTGGTTGAAAAGTATCCTCTATGGTATGAAAACGACAACGAGGACGAATGCGAGCCGGATATCGAAACAAAACCTTATTGGGGTTATTCCATAATGGTTCCGGACGAGGACCCTCCATACTTGCTGGACGGCAACGGCAAAAGAACCGATTGGCCCGAAAACAAGATAGGTTTTTTCGTTAATTCTTTTCTGAACAAGCGGATTCGATGGTCTTCTTTGGTGCGGGAGTTTTTAGACGCTAAAGAGGATGAATTGCTGCTTAGGGCCTTCTCCCAACAAACAAGAGGAGTACCCTTCGTCAGCAGAAAGGGGCGCGTTAGCGAGCATGTATTGGACAAGTGCAGGATACCAGTTGACCCCGAGCAATTGGACAACAATTACAAGTTCGTGGTTGCCGGCGCTGACATAGGTAGGAACTACATATCCGTCAGCGTCTACGCTTGGACCAGAAACTACGACATACTGGTTTTGGATTGCATCGAGTTCCAAGGGGAAACGGACAGACCGGGCGCGCAAGCGTGGAACGGATTAATCGACTGGCTTCACTCCAAACCCAAGTGGAAAAGACAGGATGGCACTATTCTCCCGCTTGACTGCTTCGCCATAGACTGCAAATGGCTTACCAACGTGGTTTATCAAATGGTTCAATTCTTCGACGTGCCCGCTAGGTTTCTGGTTAGGGGAATAGCCACCACCAACAGGACCCCGTTGGTCAGCAGGGGCGCTAGGGAAGCCAAGTACAAAGGTTTGCCCATCATCAACGTTAGCGACACCGAAACCAAAGATTTAATTAGCGACTACTTCGGTCGGGATAAAGTCAAAATCAATTCCAAAATCGAACCAAGAGACTACTTGCAGTACGGCAGCGAAAAGCGCACTAGGGTCAAAAACAAGTTCGGAGCCATGGAATCCAAGTGGGTTAAGACGTCAACCGTTACCCGAAACGAAAGGTTTGACGAAATTCGCTACGCCTTAGGAGCAATCATAGCTCTCAACATAGGTTGGGACAGCATCAGATTGACGCCGGATGAAAAGCGGGGGTTGAAGTCCAAGGAAATAGTGGACACGGCCCATCTCGCGGCCAAGGAATTCAAAACTGCCAATGAAAACCAAGAGCCGCGAGCGAGCTTGTTCGATTAGGAGAAGTTTTCCCAAGACATGAACGGCTTTGGCTTTTGGCCGGCCAATTCAGCTCTTTGCGCTTCCAAGGATTTGATGAATCCAAGCAATTCTCCTCGGCTTTCGTAATCGTAGTTGCGATTCTCGAAACTAACCGAAGATTGCGCCCCTTTGGAAAGAGTTTCCAACGCTTTGTATGCGTTTTGGATGCTGGCGTCAAGGGAAGCCAGCTTTTGTTCGGTGGTCATCATTGGACTTGTCTCGGTAGTACGTCTTTAGGAGCAAGCTCCTTCATTGTAACCGCTTTGGTTCTAATCTCGGCAACTCCGTCGTCTCCGAAAATAATGTTCGTGGCGGTGTAATTAATTCCCTCCCGTTTAATAACAACGGGCCTTGTTTTTGGAACGTCGTCCGGGTCGCAAAGAAAACTGGCGTATCTAACGAAATAAGCGTTGTTTTCCTCTTCCACTTCGGAAGCTCCCGACGTGTAAGCTCCTGTTACTTCTCTCCCGTTGAGAATGAACTGGTCTCCAACCGCTTGCACGGCTAATAAAGCGTCAGACGCCATTTGTTTTCTCCGTTTCGTACAAAGCGGAAAGTGTTTGCCTATCCCGTAAAGATTCTTCCATTACGGCTTGTGGATCCTTCCCCATTTGACGTATTGCGTCGCTTGGGGATAGGACCCCTAGTTTAATCAAGTCTCCCGTTGCCTTGGCAGCTCTTTCCGGTTGGATATTCTCGGGAACTTGTCCTACCCATTCCACGTCCATGTAGGAATCCATATCGGGGGTCATCGGGAGGACGCCTTTTTGTACCGCGCTAATTACGAACTTTTGGAAAAGCGGAGAATAAAACCGGTTGACCAACAACGCTCTTGTTATTGCAAATTGGCTTTTATCCGCCAGCAGGCCGACTCTTGCTGAGGAGAAACTGGCGCGGGAGACGTCTCCCGATACGGTCGCGTAACTTAGGCCCCCTCCCGAACTGATATTCTCCTTAATACTGCGCGTAAAAGACTCGAAAGATTGCGTAGGATGACCGAAATTGGTCGCCTTGAAGTCGTGGCCGGCGGGCATGGTGTTAATTGCTCCGTTAGCCGTGTCGAAGTTTTGATTTTGTTGATTTTGCTGGTCTGGAGGAATATATTGGCCGGATGTTCCTTCCGCTTGAGTAATTACTCCAAGATATTTGCTATTGGCGCGAGCGGCAAGGGTTTCCGCCTCGAAATAGGAGGATAACTGGCTGATATCCGTCAATACGGGCGCTAGCGCGGGAACTCCACGGGAGGAATTGGTATTTTCCTTATCCAAGATATGAAGCACGTCTTCCGCTGGTATCCTTTGAGTGCGACCGTCGGCGTTGTAATCCAAAGGCAGGAAGTTTCCAGCGCCCGGTCTGTTCTCATAGGATACATGATAAGCCACCACTTTATGGGTAACGGGGTTCCTTTCCACGCCCAAGGATATGCGATTGCCGTTCATTTGGCCATTGGCTTTGGAAGCCAGCAGCGCCGCGTCCAACAATCTAACCTTCATGCCGTACTTGAAGTCCGGATCGTAGTAAATACGAACCACCGCTTCGCCGTCGATGATTAAGGACTTCAACAAAAGTTGGGCGAACTCCGAAAAGTGATGCTCTTCCGAAATATCGAAGTTGACTCCTTTTGTGAAGTCGTTCCAAGCGTCTGCCACTTGTTGGTTGTCGGTTTTTAAGGATAATCCTTTGTCGCCAAGCACGTTGCGAAGATTAGCCAGCAAATAACTTCTAGCAATGCCGGAACTGTGATGCAAATGGCGGGATAGGGCGCGCATTCTGTCCAACGACTGCCCCAATAGGTTGTCGTAGGGCACTAGAGAGTGCGATTTAACCGCGTTTGGAGCTTGCTCCGTAGTGGTGACGTAGCGCCTTGTTTGCTGTTTGCGCCTTAAAAACGATGGCATTTTCATTGACTTTTCACCTCTTTAAGCGCTTGAATGTTGGCGTTGGTTTGGTCAATTAGCTGTCTAAGGTCCATTTCCAATTCATCCGCTTTGGATTCTTGGGCGAAAACCTTGTCAAGGTCCACGCGCAATCTTTCCACTGATTTTTCAATCATAACGAATTGCTTGTTTATCTCTTGCAGTTTGGATTCCCAAGATTTTGTTTGCTGTTCCAATGTTTCTACTAGAGTGCCCACATTGGCCGCGTTAAGAATCTCCTTAATCTTGTCGGTCTGCGGGTCAAGTTTGGAACTTAGCTCTTTTAATTCATCCATTGTTTTGTCCTATGCAAAGGGTGCGCTGCCTGTCGGTGGTTGGGGAAGATGAAGAAAACCCAACCATTTTTACGTCAAGGCGGTGACGCCGACAGGCAGTGCCCCAAACCGGTTAGACGGCTGCGGAAACGCCCCACAGATACGCGCAGGACTGCTTGTGTCTCAGATTGCCAGAAACCAAAGCGCTTGCGTGTACTATAATTTGTCTCCTATCAGCCAACAGATACGGGTTGGTGAACAGGGTCAAACCACCGCCCCAAACAACGAATGCGTAATCACGCGGAACCAAGAGCATCAAAAGATTGCCCGTGCCGCCCGTGGTAGCCGTCGCCGAATTGAACGTGGAAGGGAAACTTGCCATAGGCAGGACTTCATAGCCGTTGGAAACCACCGACAACATGCCGCCCGGCGTCATGGTGCCAAGGGTTTCGGCAAGGAATTGTCCAGTGGAAGCCACTTTCTCCCTAGCTTTCATTGCGCCAACAACGTTAGCCGAAGTCAAGTAAACAGGCGTGCCGCGCAATGCGTTCTTCGCAGCCATGATTGATTCGAGATTAACCAAATCAATCCACTTGATTTTCTTATCTCCTTGCGCGGCAACGCGAAGGTCGCTGTCGTTCTTGCCGAAGCAGCCGTCGAAACCATTGGTAAGATTGCCCAATGCGATTTGCTGATCGACAACTAAGCCGTAGGAATCGCTAATATCCTGGCGTACCAAGGCTTCCAAGTCTTCGCCAGCCGTCATCAGCGACTGCCTTGAAAAGACTTGCCGGCCAACCAAGGACTTTTGCGGAAAAGTGATAGGAGCTCCGAATTCCATTTCATCCACAACGTCGTCCGAAGTCGGGTTGTTCGCTAAGAATTTCACGCCACCAGAAGCGCTAACATTCGGTAGTTCCAATTCTCCTTCGGTGCGATTGATGGTCGTGCAACGCGCCAACAGCTTGGAACTGTCTTGCAGAAACTCGACCAAGCCGCCTTGCTGCGTTTCGGTTACGTTACTGGTGTCCAGTTCGCGCTTTTTAGTAAGCAATTTGGAAGGAATTGTCATGCCGCCAAGGGAGCGAACGGAAGGATCCTCCAATTTCGCTTGTTCGTGGCAAACTTCAACTTCCATTTTACCGGTTTCTTGGATGGAACGCTCGGTAGGATTGCCAATGGCGTTGATTAGCTTGACAAAGGAAAAGTCCTGCATGTCCTGCTTGGTCATGCCAACGGGGTTGGTTTCTTGGTTCCGCTTTTTAGTCGCTTCCCCAAGTTCGGTGAAGTAGGTTTCCAAGGTTAAATCCTTGTCCTCTTGCAGCCGGCGTTGAGCTAGCGGGAGAGCAAGCGGGTTGGAAGAGCTTGCTTGCCCTGCGAATTGCATGATAAGTTCCCGTTGATTAAGCTGGCGTTGCTCAACCTTTACGGGTTCCGTTTTGTTTTCCGAATTATCTTCGGCTTGATTTTCAGAAGGCATGTTTTCACGCTCCTTGTTAAGGGTTAAGTTTCGGATTTTGGCTTCCACGTTAGCTGGGATGGAAACTAGACTAGTCTCCCAAATATCGTGCGCCATTGCTCTAATTAGCGGCAATCCTTTATGGGTTCCATCGCGTCTTTCCTTGGAAGTCATGTACGCTATGGACAGGGAAGTTAGATTTCCAGCGTCAATTTGCTCCTTTACTTGGCGGGATTTGGTTGTTTCACCAAGTTTTATGTCGGCGATAAGAGCTCTGTTTTCCACTCTTGGATTGCCCACGCGCCCCAATATGTCGGTTAATTCGCGCCTATGGCTGTCCAACAAGGGCACCGTGGGGTTGAAACGGGATAAATCGACTTCCGCTCTTTCGGAATAATCCAATATCTCGTAATAAGCGTTGCCGTTGTCGTCGTAAACCTTGACGGGTTGC